GTGGTGACTTTTGCTACAGCAAAAGCGCCCGCGCTATACAGCGTGCCCGAGGTGTTGTTGATCGTCGAAGATGCGCCAGAGCCGGTCACCAAGAAGCAGCCGCCAACCGTGCCGCCGCCACCCGTGATGGTGTAGGTGATCGCCGAAGCGGTCTTGGTCGTCACGTTGGTAGGCGTGGTACCCGTAGAAGTCGCGGAACTGAACGAGGCAGTGCCCCGCACAGCCGAACCACCAACGGTGTAGTTGGTGAACTCAGTCCAGCCGCCGTGAGAAGCCATCGTGTCCGCAGCCGCGAAGGTCGGGCTGGCGCCGGAGATCAACCCGAGGAACGGGCCGACGGTGGTGTAGCTGGAGCCAGACAGCAGGGTGTCCAGCATCAGTTCTTTACCAACAGCGTTAACCAAGTTGGGGAATTCGTCTTGCCACTTGATGTTGCCATCAACGTCGCGGCAGATGACGTGATAAACGCCCTCGATGCCAACAGACTCAGCGCCAACGACGTTGGACTGCATGGTCACCTGTGCGTGATCGCCAAAGTTAGAAAGCTCTTTTTGCATGATTGCTCCTTATACAAGCCGAATTAAAGCAGACGTGCTGGTGTTAGCGGGCATCTGCACAGTGAAAGAAGTGGTTGAAGTTTTGTCCGAGCCAAAGTCCAGCACGCACACGGCACCGTTGGCCCCCGGCGTATAGATCAACGCGCCACGCGCCGTAATTGCGCCAGTCCATGCGGGGGCGGAGAAGTTGATATACGTGGTACTGCCACCAGAATTGTTGGCTTCTGAGCCAATTGTCGCTGTAACAATCTGCCCACCTGCAACATAGTTACCGCCCGTTGCCTCACCCGTCACAGTGTACGCAGTGGTAGTCTGATCCAGACTAGCGGCGTTGGTGTACAGCGCCAGATAGAACGTGTCAGAGGCGAAGTTGATCGTCCCGTTGGCAAGGCCCGAGCGCAACGTATTGCAGGAGAAGTTGCCGGTAAATGCCATTACCGAACCCCGCTATTCTGCGGCAGCGGCGCAAGACGGAACTGCCCACTACGGTACGCATCGCTACGCTCAAGGCCATCACCCAGACGCTGGGCCAGAGCCAGAGCTTCTTTGTATTTCATTTCGTAAAGAGTGAGCATGTCAGTCTCGCCCTTCATGAATGTATACGCCTCAACCAGAGAGCCATACAGCAGTACTGTGTCGAAGTTATCACCCAGCCAAGTCCGGCCATCCGCAGCCACCGAAATGGACTCGGGGTAGTAGTAATAGTGAAGCTCGACGTTGTAGGCAGCGTCAGGCGTCGGCCCCAGCAAGAACGACAACTCGTCAGTAATATTTGCGCCAACCACCGTCGGGCCAAATAGCGCGTAATACTTGGGAATGCCTGTGTCCGTGGTCGGGTTGGGGTACGCCTGCCGGATGAAGTTCACATCCTTGTTGAGCAGGTACTCGTAATTCCCAGAGGCATCAATGACGGCCATCGAGTACACCGACAGGAAGTCGGTGGGGCAAGACAGATACTTGTTAGCTGACGAAACCGACCCTATCACGTTCTTGCGAATCGACGGAAACTGCACCGTGTTATAGATGCGCTGCTCGGCCTGCTCCACGAACACCGGGATGTTCGCAACAAAGTCCGTCTCAAAGTTCTGCGTGTAATCGCAGATAGCAGCGGTCAACTCGGTGTAGTTCATCTAAACCTCAAGCCATCGGGCCGCGAGTTTTAATGCCCTTGGTCGCAGCACCGTAACCGCGCATGGTCTGTTCGCCATTACGGTTAACGGGAGGACAGTTGCCCTTGCTATAGCCGCCAACAGACATGTCCAACTCGTCCATGAGCTTAGCACCCGTGACCGTAGGAATTGCGTTGGTCACGTTGACGGTCGAACCGGACATCGTGTGGGGCGTGGCATAGACATCGGCAGAGCCGACTTCTTTGCCCATCCGTTTGTCGCTAAATTTAGCCATGATCAACCCCCGCGCTGATTCTTTGCACGTGCCATGTTACGGCCCATCGTCTTCATGGCCATAGAAGTGACGCCGCCCTTCTTGAGCTTCGTCATCGGCTTGCCCTTATGCAGCGCCTTTTCATGCTTGTGCACCGCACCAGCAATCATCTTCTTGTCTTGGGCCAAATCTTTCTTGTCCATACTCGACTCCTTACGTCGTTACTACCGTGATTGTGCCTAAATTAACAGTCAAAACCAAGTTATTTGGCGTCAAAAGAACATCAAAAAATGATGCCCCGCCCACCGGTGCCCAGCCCCACTGGAACACGCGACTGCCGCCCTCAGAGTATCCGTACCCGTCTGGCGTCGTATTTCCCGTCCGATCAATCTGCAATCCGCTGGTGCCGGAGACGAGGTAGCTAACGTCGGGGCGAGGTTCCCGAACCGCCTGCGGGTCATTGACCGGATACATGCCCAACTGCAACTGAGGCTGATCTGGGTCCCAACAGGTTGGGCAGACCTTGATGTTGTAAAGCTTCGTTTTAAGAACTTGTTTCTTAAGTTCTTTGAGCATGTATCGCCCCGCGCAGCGATCACACTCCGCGATTGCATACTTGCCAGAAGCGAAGCGGTTAGGCACGCATCACCTCAATAGAACAACTGCCGAGGGACAAACCGATCAGGGGCTTTCTCCCGGTCTTCTTGTGATGCCAACAGCCACTGCTGCTCGTACTCGCCCTTGAGCATCGCCACGCGATCCGGCGGGATTTCCATGCGTTTGGACGCAACATAGTACGCCAAGCCAGCCACCAAACAGGGGATCAGACGGAAAGGAATGTCCTGAACATTCACGCCGTTACCCGCGTCTTGCAGGCGGCGCATGCGCCAATACACGAAGATGTACTGGTCGCCGGGGGCGTTTGGCGTGGGCCAGACGTTGATGCAGGGCAGGTTTGCCACCACGACTGCCGCACCGTTGGAATGGGCCGCTGCCGTAGTACCGTTTTGGCCCCGGAAGCAGTTTAAAAGCTGATTGCCATCGACGTTCTGATAGACAATGGTTTCGCTATCGACGTTGATAAAGCCAGCCGCAGGCAGCGCGGACGCGTTGCTTACCGTGATCGTAGTATCCGCAGCCGTAATCGCCCCGTTCAACGTCACGCTCGTGTTGTTGGTCGCGCCCGTCTGGCGGTTAATCCAGACCTGAATCGGACGCCCTTGCGCCAGTTTGTTGGGGATCGTGGAGTACGTCGGCTCAGAGATGCGACTGATGTTGATGTCAGTCTGGTTCAGGCCGTTGGCTTGGGTGCGGATGACTTGGTCAAGCAGGTCAATAGTGTCAGTGGGGAAGGCATAGATTGCCTGTCCCGTGTTCATGACGATCTGCCCCTGCTCCACCGTCCACAGGTTGATGCCACGGTTTGCCCACTCGATGGTGAGCATGTTCAGCGAACGGCGTGCGGTACGGAACTCATAGCCCGTACGGATCTCTAGGCCCGCACGCTCATACGCCTCCTCCATGATCTCGTTGAGATCGAGGTTGAACGCTGTGAGTCCGGTAGTAACTGCCATTATCGATGCCTTGCCGTTTTTGCTGCCACTTTAGGTGGCTGCTTTACGAATTGCTTCCCGGCAGCTTTGCCCGCACGCTTCGCACGCGTTGTTGCAGCGTACTCAGCAGGGCTGAGGCTTTTGATCGCAGACTCTGGAAGATATCTTTCACCCGTGTCAGAAGAGCGTTTGCCACTTTTAGTCCTCCACTTTTGAGCGGTCCAGTCCTTCAGAGATTTCTGCGGAGCTTTCACGATCAGTCCTTGTACCCGCCACCCTTGGCCTTGTACTGCTTAGCCAGAAGCTGCGCCTTACGCGCGCTCCACTGTCCAGCACCCGTGCCCTGCACCGCCCGAGACTTGATGGACTCGAACAGCGACTTGCGCATACCGGGCTTGGTGTAGTTACCAGCCGCGTTCACCTTGCCGCCTTCAGCATACTGCGTGAAGTCAGTGTCGTCCCGACGCTCTTTACGAGCGCCTTTGGGCATCTTGCTGGATCGGATCGCGCCCATCCCACGGCTGGCCATCATGGCTTACACCATCTTTCCGCGAGTCTTGCCCTTGATGCAGCAACCATCGGCACGCGACGACGCAGAGCCACCAGCAGCCATTTTCTTAGGCTTAGACGCTTTGGGGGCCGGTTTGGCCGAACCGCCGTCGATGTCTTGCGGAGGGGGCGCCCCAGAGTCCGGGTTATACACGCCGTGCTTGACTGGGGGTTGCGGTTTCTTTTCCAGCATGTCCATGTTGGACTCCTTAGCAGGCTTTGCCGCCGCGCATCATCTTGACCATAGCGCCCTTGGTCTTGCCTTTAGCGGCAATACCATCAGCACGGGCAGAAGCAGTGCCGCCCTTTTTCATGCCCATAGGCATGGCGGGAGCCATCGCGGTGTTAGCCATAGGAGTGGGCTTTTTCATGCCGTCCTTAGCGGTGCTCATGCCTTTTTTCATCACGGGTTTACCCATTTTCGAGACAGCCATACGGCCTCCTTCTTTAAAAGTTTTGCCTTTATCGGCGGTTACAAACTCTTTCCCAACACTCTGCGGCACTCCCGCTTTTTTGGCGAACGACGGATTGTTGGCCACCGCCGCCATAAAGTTGTGTTGTTTCTTACTGCTGCTCGGCATATCAGACCTTAACGATCCAGCCCTTGCCGAATACGAAGCCAACCACCAGAAGGCCAATCCAGATCAGCAACTTCTCAATGATGGTCTTGCCCACGCGCTTATAGAACTCACCAGAGAGTTCTTCAAGTGCAAGCTTTGCCGCTTCTTTGGCAATCAAACGCTCGCGGTCAGTTAATTGCGTATCAGCCATGTCAGCACTTCCAAGCACGCAGTGATTTGTTAATCCGGGAGTTTGGGTCGTTCGCGGTCTTGGCCGAGGTGAGCTTCTTCTTCATGCCACTCATCCTCGCGCAAAAAGAGTCGCGCCTTGACCCGCCCTCTGGTTGCGGCGGTTTTAGGTTCATCCCTTGGGCCTTCGCAGAGGCGCGCCCCTTGGCGTTCAGACCACCTTTGGGATTCTTGCCTTCCTTGCGAGTCCATGCGGGTGACTTAGCCATAAACGATCATCACTGAATCGACGTTTGTAATCGTTGCATACACACCGGTGGACACTCTAATGCCTTCGCCGGGAAGCAAGAGGTAGTAAGTGCCTTGGTTTGCAGCAGCAGGAGTACTGATGGTGCCAACAGCAATGCCGGACGAATTTGAACCGTCGTACAAGACTACAGTACCAGCCACAGCACCAGAAGTTCCGTAGATGGCCTTGATGCGGCAAGGCCCCAAGACGTTTCCGTTCTGCATCTTAAAAGTATTGCTGACGCCAAGCGGCTGCGTCAGTAATACATCGGTTTGCATTCCCATAATTAATCTCCTTGAAGGTCAGAACCGGGGGCCGAAGCCCCCCGAGATTAATTAAGCGCTCTCTTGACCAACCAGAGGGTCTGCGACGAAGTAGGTGATGTAGCCACCAACAGTGCCAGCACCGCTGGTGTCAATGGTCACGGTCACATAGCTCAGTGCGCTAATGGCAGTTCGAGTCAAGCCAGCGGTAATAGAACCAACAGCAGAAACGGTCAGGTTGTTAGCGATAGCCGCGCCGGTCACAGCGCCACTTGTGTAGTTACGTGTGCCAAGATCAACAGAACCAGTACCTGCGTCATTAATTTCCACAGACAGAACAACTGCGCCTGCGGGCAGGATCAGAGCGGGAGCGCCAGAAGCGGAAGAGATCGTGACGTTGGTTGCGGTAGCAACGGAAGCGTCAGCGATGTAGAACTGAGCGGCCATCACGCCGGAACCGCAATACGCGGTACGCGTCTGGTCGCCGCCGCCAGAACGCCAAATTGATTGGGTAGTAGAGACTGCCATTTAAATTGTCCTTCGTACAAAGATCAGCGTGTCAGTTGTGTACGCATCTGCCGGATCAGTCTGACACACCGGAAATCCGGTTGCGTTCAATATACAGCAAAAGAAAAGGGGGCACAAGGCCCCCTTTTCGATTACGCGCCTTGCGAGCCAAACATGCCCAGCGGGTCAGACCAGCCGAACGAGTAACGCTCACGAGACTTATAACGGACGTTGCCCGTGTCAAAGTCGCCGTCCATCGACTGGCTCAACGGCACGCGGATAAAGTGCTTCATACCGTTGGGGACATCCGTGGTCAGGAACCAAGCGTTGCTGTCGGTCAAGAAGTGGTTAATGGTGTAACCCTCAGAGACAGAACCGTTGTTCTTGATAGCGTTGATGTCGTTGTCGTTGGTGCCCACGCGCAGTTCGGTCTCCAGCAGGCGGGTTGCAACGAATTGCAGTGCCGGGGGAACGACCAGCTTCTT